GCGATCCGGTCCTTCATGATCTCCAGTCCTTTGAGACACACCCATTTACCGGCGATGCCGACAAAGAACGCTGTAAACAGAAGCCACGAGCCGGAGGGGTCGACAATGTGAGGAGCGACGTAGTTGGCCGTAAACCCACCAACCACAAGCCCTGCAACCAGTTCCCACGGCTCTGGCTTTTTCATGGCGTAGATGATCGACAGCCCTCCGGAACAGCCTGCGATAATCACCTTGAAATCCAGTCCTAGGAACTGGTCACTCATTTCAGCCCTGCGCAATGTGAGCGGCGAAAATCGGGTCGTCCTTCGTAATTACGCGCGTGTCCGGACGCATACGTAACCCTAGTCGCAGGTCTCTCACCGAGATCCGGTGCGCCGGGATTTCGAGGTTTCGCGGGAAGTATTCGCACCAGCGCAACGCCAGCGTTTGCAGCGCAGAGCAAATGACGTGGTGTTTCTGCCGCATGTCGAAATGCGACACGAACGCTGCGATGGCGCCGAAGTCGTAGGGTTCGCCGATCACGGCGCGCAGGTAGTGCTGCCACTTCGCGGTTTGTGCATCGGTGGCCGGCAACAGCATGAACTGCTCTTTGGCGAATTTGCCGGCGTCCCAATCCATCGGCCGCGCTTCCACGCCCTCCGTGTGCGCGCCCAGGTACTTGCCATCCGTCGTCACCGCTTCAACGTGCGAATAGCCGTCCGGCTCGTCACTGTCGAACCTGATCAGCTTTTGCCAAAAACCCTCAACGTACACAAAGCGAAGAATAATCACCGTGCGCCCCCGATCAACCGCCGCACCGCCTCTTGCCGCTCGCCCTCCGCTTTCACGACTTCGTTGCGGAAGCTCTCCACCGCCGCGCCGGTCTGCCGCGCCATCTGCGCGTTCTCAATCAACAGCAGCGGCAAAAAGCCGTCGACGCAGCCGACGCGGTCGATTTCTGCGCCGGTCTGCGGATCTCGGCCGCGTATCGTCACGAACTTCGGGCAGTCACATTGCGTCACGATCTCGCGGCACGACTTCGCAAAGCCAGTCGCCGGGCACCTGATATTACTGTCCGGCAACATCGGCTTTCGCTTTCTCCGCAGCGATGCGCAGGGTCTCCGCCTTCACGTACGCATCGCGGGCGGCGTTCCAGCGGTTCGCATAAATGACGTACGGCGCGAAGTCGAGAATGGTCGCGTTCGGCTTCTTTGACCGCGCGCCGCAGTGCGCACAATCGACCATGCGGTACTCGACTTCGCCGCGTGCTCCGTCCCACTGCAGCGCATGGAAGTCCGCCGGCAGGTCGCTGCAATCGACGGCAAAGGTCGTACCGTCGATTGTGACCGTGCTGTCATCCTTGATGATGGTAGCGCGCATCAGTACTGCCCCCCAACAAACGGTGTGAATGTTTCAGTCGAAGCGGGCGTGTACGCCCCCACTGCCGAAAGCATGTAAAAAACGTTCCGTGTACCGGACGAATTTAGGGTCAGCGTCGTGGCCGCCTGCAGAACCAGCGACGAAGCGCTGCCGTTGATCGCGCATTCGTACCAGACGCCCGCTGACGTGTCGCTGGTCGCGGTGCCATTCGCGCACGTCGCGTTGCCCAGGTAGTTCGGCATGTCGGCGCTGCGCGGCCCGGTGTAGGCCGTGGCATCGAATTGGTTCGGCACCGTCAGGACCGGCGTGGCCGAAAAGAACCAGATGACGAAATTCGCGTTCGTCGTGGACGACCCGGATTTGAGCAGCGTGACCCGCTTGGCCGTCACGCGGCCCCCGGCGATCTGCGCCAGCGGCACGGTACCCGGCACGCAGAGCGTAACCGTCGTGGCGCCGCATACGGACTGGTTGGCCGCGTAGGCTGTCGTGTTGGCGGTGCGCGTCAATGTAGAGCCCTGCACCATGCCGGGGTACGCGCCAATGATGGCCTGTACGGCCCCGCTCTTGTCCGCGATGACGCTTTGCGCGATCGCGACGGACGCAACAAGCGGCAGCCAGAGGGCGGCAACGATAAGGTGACGCAGCTTCATTGCATGGCCCTCTGCCTAATAAGACGGTTGTACGGGAACAGCTCCGCAGCTCGCACTCTCGCCGCAGCGTCGCCACGATAAGACATGGCGTCCGCAACGATCGCGCTCCCCGCGAACCAGAGCATGAGCACGAAGAGAGTGACCCAGGCCGACCAGAACGAGAAACGACGCAAGCGGCATCCAAAGCGGCATGGAGTAGAAGCCAGCGGTGACAAATGCGAGAATAACAGGCCATTCGCGTACGTGCGTTCGCCCAAGAGCGAAAGCAAAAATGACAAAGACGGGGGCCGCTCCGATGCCGTATTCGAACGCGAGTTGCAGCGCGTCATTGTGCGCGTACTCCGGAAAGAAGGAACCGCCGCTCTGCGGGATTAGGACCGCATAGAACGTTCCCGGCCCCCATCCGAACGGCGTCAGGTTATGCCACGCCGCGGTCCAGATCAGCATGCGAAGCTGGTCGGACATCGATAGCGGCATCAACAGGTACAGCACGACGGTCGCAGCCGCAATACCGAGCAACCATGTGCGGCGCACGAGCAAGCCCGTCAGGCCAACCGCGAGCGCGAACCACGCCCCACGCGAACCGGAAAGCGCGATACCTGGCAGCAGTGGCAGCGCCCAGAACCACATGCGTTCGGTCAACAACGCCACCACGAGCAGCGCCAGCACCAAACCCTGTTGCACGCCATTGACATAGATCCCTGCCGGCGCGTCCGATGCTCGCGGGACCACGTTAAGACCGAAATGCTGCAGCACCGCCACGGCGGACGACACACCCGCGCCAAGCGCGAGCCCGGCGTACAGTTCGCGCGTCGATACCATGGTTGTGCCAAACCAGACGCTCAGCGCCATGATCCACACCAGCCACAACCCGAACACGCTAAATTCCTGCGCTGGCGTAAACCACGCGTGCACGGTCGCGTAGGCGACGAACAGCAATCCCAGGCCGTGAAAAATCGTGAACGGCCCGCTCCGCAGCAGGCCGAACATCAGCAGGACAGCCAATACGGGCCACTGTGTCGCAATGTACGCCCCCGTTGTACCGGGGATGTAGCAGAGTGACACAGTGGCCCCAAGCCAGAACATCGGCAACCCCAGAAATGAGGGCCAGCCCGTACGCTCACGCGCAGAGGGGCTGGTCATATCGTCAGTGCGCGCCGATGGCAAAGACCAACACCGCAGCGCCGGGACCGTTCGGCGAGTAGGCGCAAATCCGGGCCTGCGTGTAGAACGGAATATCACCGCCGACACTCGCCTGCACCGGAAGCACAACCTGAGCCGGCGGACTGGACGGGCACGCGGCGCCCCACGCGAGCGGGGTGGAAGCCGCAACGGTCATCGCCGCCGACAACGTAACGCCCGTGGTACCGTTGAACGCGGTGACGGTCGTACCGGAGGTGACGCCCGTGCCGGAGATGATGCAGCCGACGCACGGCGGCGTCGCTGGCGTCCCGGTGAGTGTCAGCGTCGTGGACGAACCGGACGTACTGCCGACGCCCGTGCTGGACGACGTCGCAATCAGCGCGTTTCCCGACATGATCTTGAGTTCGACCGGGCCGTTTCCGAGATCGGTGGAGGTGCCCGGATTGATGTACGACGGTTGCGTAACGACCGTCTGCGCGAGCGCGACCGCCGGCAACAGCAACGCGAGCAGCACGAGTGCAATTTTCTTCATGGTCCTGTGTCCTGTCCTTCGGTGTTGCGGGAGCGCGGTTAGTCAGCGGTGAACGCCGCGGTGCCGCGATAATGGCGTGTTTTGTTGAACGTGACCTTCGCGACGAAGCCGGCGGCCGTGGGATCGTTGCCGATCTGCTCGCCGCTGGACAGAATGCGCAGGGGCAGCGTCGACGTGGTGGCGATCGTGGCCGAGTTGAGCGACACGCCGGAAACGCCGAACCGCGTGGACTGCTGACCAGCGTTCGCCATGACGTCAATGCCGCTGTTCAACAGCAGATTGAACGCGGTGCCGGGCACGGTCGGAACGGTGGCGTACATCTCGACTTCCGGATCGGTTTCGACCCACACCCACGCTTCGGTGCTCGCCGGAATGTACTGAAAGCCGTTTTTGGCCATGTACAGCGTGATCGGACCGAAGCCAACGACGACGCCGGCAATGACCCCCGTAGTGTCGCCGGGCGCCCAGCGCGCGACGTTCGGCGCAATCGATGCATTGCCCAGACCGGAGCCGCCGCCATTGCCGATCACAACGGACGTGGACGGCGCCGAAATGTTGCCCGGAAGGTCACCACCGCCTTGAACGCCGTGCGTGCTGTCGGCAAACGTGACAATATCGCCCCGGAAGATCGCGGCTGCGTTGGTCGCGGCGACGTGGAAAGGCCGCACGGAGGCGTGGAAGGGGTCGCCGGACATGTAAATCGCCGGCAGCAACCCCGAATAGTGGCGGAACCCGCCGCCGAGCTGGCCCTGGTTGATGATGTTCGCCACTTTGAAGCCTCCTGTGGGCGGTGGATCGTATTGACAGGTTGGCACAGGATTTGTATGACATCAAGGGGTAGTAATTCGAGGGCGAAAGTGTCATACATTTAGCGTCTTGACGACATGGTGATATGGGCGTACATGTACGTTAAATACCACTTAAGGAAAGCCTCATGTGCGAATGTGCTGCCCGCGTCGATGCGAAACTGAAGGATCGCAACACGCGCCTTTCTAGGAGTTTTTGCCTTTCATCGGATCTTAGTGAAGCTGACGAAATCCTGATGATCCAAACGGAGAAGATCGACAAGCAGAGCCGTAAGAAGCCGCTGACCGTCATTCCGACCTTTTGCCCGTTCTGTGGTGTGAAGTACCCGCGAAAAGACGATCCGGAGACTGAGGAAGTTGCGGCGTAGACCGCTTACCTTAACGAGTTGAAAAGGCACCCCATGCACTTCCTTGTCGGAACCGCCGTACTTGTCGGGCTTGTGGCCTTCGCATTTGGCGAACGCGTAGCGCGCATCTTCGTCGGCGGGTTGCTCGGTGTCGGCGCTCTGTTCGTGCTGCTGATTGCCTACGTCGCCGTAGTTGACATCCACAGGCAGTCGACCGAACAATCGCGACCGCAGGTCGTTCACATGGAGCGTAGCCGATGAAAATAGTTGAAGAGTACTGGCGCGGCGACATTACGCATGACAGTTGCGAAAGCGCAGTCCAGTCATTGGCGACAACCGACGAACTCAGAAACGGTCACGAAGCATTGGCGCAGTTCGTTGGCCGTCTCATGAATGAGCTTGTGAACAGCAACGCAGTGCACGCAGAAGCGTTGCGCCGCGTCTTCGGCAGTCGTTTTCGAGTGGAGCGCAGTCGATGAACTTCCGCAGTCCGCTCAGCGTTTTGCTGAATATCCTCGTGGTGCTCGCCGTCTTGGCGCTGTTCCTCGCGTGGCGCGGCGGCGCGCTCGATCCAATCGTCTCCATGGTGCGCGGCGTGCTATGGTACACCCAGGGAAGCGGAGGGCCGCCGAAATGAGCCGCCCGCGCTTTCGCCAATCCGGCCCACATTCGCAGAACACGTCTGCAGGCTACCGCGACGCCGTCACACTTGAAGACGCCGTGCTCGCAGCCAAGAGGATCAAGGAACGAAAGTACCGCGAGCTGCAGGACAAGCGCGGCGCTGACGAAAAAGCGAAAATCACACTGTCACCGTCGCTGGACGCGTGGCTGAAGAAGGACGTACCGGAATGACCGCACACCCGCTCGATATCCCTGACTGGCTGCGCCGCGACGCGAACAACCGCGCGCCGTGGATGGGCACCAAAGAATTTCACGACGACATGGCAGCGTGGCTCAGTCCCGAAGATAGTCCTCCAGCGAAAGCCCCGAATTGGGTTCCGCCTTGGGAGCCCACGACTTGCTTTCAACCCGCATCGCCGCCCGGATGACACCAGTCACGCCGCTGTCTTTGGCGCGAATGAACAACTCCACGCGTCCGCGTGCCGCGGCCTGAATGACGTCGGCCTGGTGCCGCTCTTGCTCCCAGCTCAGCGCGAGCGCTTCGCACGCGTCCTCCGGCGGCACGCCTTCCGCCAGCCATGCGAGCAACTGTTCCCGTGGCGTCTGAGGCTGTTTCGGCTGCTGGAACCACGGGAACATTGACCTATGCGTTTTTCTTGGCCTGCCCGATCTGATAGGGCATCCATTCGCAGAACGGTCCCTGCGGTATCGGGTCTTCCTCTTGCCTGAGTACGACCGACGTGCGTGCAAGTGGCGAGCCTTCGGGGCTGAACACCACAAGATTGACCATGGATGACCCGTGCACGTACGTCACAATAGCTGCGCACGGTTGATCCTTCATACTCCCACCCGGTCGATACCACACCACGCGTCCAACTGTCGGTTCAATCATCTTCACTTCCTTTTCAAAGTTGCCCGGTTCGTACGCGGGTCGTACTGATAGTCTCGCGCCAGACGCCCGCTCGCCTTCGTTGCGCGATCGATCGCGCGCCCCACCGGCCCCAACATCTCACGGTGCAGGCCTTCAGCGGTCAGGCGCTCGCTATCCTGTTCGACATGCCCGCGGTCACGCAGGATCTGCAACGCCATCTCGCGGTTGCCGCCGACCTGTTCCGTCAGCCGATCAATCAGGCCCTGGTGCTGTGTCATGGATCAGCCCTCTTTAACACCGTACCAGTGCGGCCAGTTCTCACCCCGACAATTACCTTTCCAAGGGCATGTCTTGCACTGGCAGCCTTCGCGGTACTCCCAACGATAGCCGGGTTTTGGAGGCGGCGGCCTGTCTCGACTAGCCATGTCACTGCCCCATCGTTGCTGCGCGTGCGCCCGCCGTCCCCGTCAGATCGCGGACGCGCTTGCCACTGTCGTCGTACAGCTTCACGAAGTCTTCGAACTTCGCCGGGCTGCCCGCGGTGCGTTCCTGCATCCACTCGCGGAAACTGCCCAGCATCTTCGCCACGCTGATGACTTTGCCCAGATACGGGATCTTCTCCGCACCGACCAGTGTGCGCACGTCCTTTTCAACGTTGCTCTTGGTCGCACGCATCGCAGCCCATGCCGCGAGCGCGGTCGGGTCGTCGTGCGCGAATGCGCGGAACTTGCGATCGGCCTCGCGCCCCGCTTCGCCTGTCAGGCGCGCGGCCCCGGCGAGATCCCCGCCGTTCGTCGCCTCCATCAGGTTGCGGTAGCGCGTGTCGAGCACCTTCAGGCGCCCCATGAACGCTTCGCCGTCCTTTTCGCCGAAGACGTACTTGGCGGCCTTCTCCTGCTGCACGCGCACGGTGTCCGCCAGCTTGCGCATATCCTTCGCCGTCTGGGTGCGACCCGGTGCTGTGCTCGTCATGGCGTCGCGCTCAGCCTCCAGCAGCGCGGAACGCGCGTCCTTGAGCTGCACCCACTTTTCTTGCCAGCTCTTGGCCGGCGCCGTGATCGCCATTTCCGTACGCTGCGCCAACTCGGCATGCTTTGCCGATACCGCCTTGCTCTCGACAGCCGCGATCGGGCCGTCCGTGAGCTTCGGCGACGCACCTGGTGGCTTCAAACGGCCCCAGATGTCGTACTCTTTTACCTCTTGCTCAAGGCCTTTGTATTCCTCGCCCAGGCGCTGCTTTTCGGCTGCGCCGGGCTTCGCCGCCTGCGCCTCCTGCAGCGGCACGCCTTCGGAACTGACCTTGTGCGCGTATGCAGCTTCCTCCGGCTTCAAACCGGCGTCCTTCAGCACCGTTTCAGCTTCCGTCCGCGCCTTCTCAGCCGCGACGTATTTCGGGTTCGGCCCGCCGGCCGCGCCGCCGACGCCCGGCAACTTCGGCGTTTCCTTGGCAAGCGCTTCCTCAGCCTGCGAGAACTTCGCCGCGGCCTCCTGTACGGCCTTCTGCGCATTCGGCGAAAACATGCTGAAGACCTTGTGGCCGACCATACCCAACGCGCGGCCGAACGCCTCGCCGCC